AATATTTTTGGTAAAAGACCTGAGTTTTTTCTATTAAAAAATTTGTATAGGGTCTCAATACTTTTATTTAAATCATCCTCTAAAGATTTGTTTTCTAAAGATGCTCTTATCGCTAATAATTTATATGCCGAATTATTATTTCCTTTTTTACTATTTCTGTATAATAGATTCAAATAGTCGGTATCAAACATATCGAACGGTTCTCCTCGACTTTCCTGTAATCTAATTAATTGACTTTCAGATATTAAAATTTTCATTTTATATGTTCTATTAATGATGTTGATGGTATAGTGTAATTTCCTTCCACAATCTTAGTATTATTATTATCAAATACTAACACTCCTGATTTTTTATTGAAAAAGACAAGCCAATCAGTTAGATATTCTTTTACGCTGGCGGTGTTATATAACGTATAAACACCATCCTGTAAAGTATAACTACCGAAAGGTTTAATTTGTGCCGTTTTAATTTTTCCATCAACAATAATTTCAGCATCAATGCCCTCATTAGCATCCTTTGAACTACCTAGTTTTCCAACCAAAGAAACGTTTTCCTTGCCGTATCTTTCTTTTAATTTTACAACAGTAAATTCTTCTGTCACTTTACCAATTTCACTTGTCCTACTTAAAGTCTCCATTAGTTTTTCAAAGGTTTTTGATTTAGTTGAAAAAATTCGAAATTTGAATTCATCAATTATTTTAATCATTCTGCGAACCTCAGAAATTTGTTCAGATGGAGTTTGACCAATAAAATTTAGAGGTCTTTCATTCATTGTTTTTAACAATTTATTGATGTCATTAACTAATATACAAAATCCTGAGTAATTAGTGTTTAAGAAATTTAAAACAGACCTTCCTTTCCCTTCTAAATCAAAAATTCCAAACATTTCTCCTTCACCATATTCATTGTCTTTATAATATTTTTTAGAAAAAACTTGTCTTAGTATTGAATTAATTCCTAATTTATAAACCTTTTTAGCGTCTAAATTTTTATTGAAAATGAATTTATATGCCTCGTTTTCTTGTTTTGAGCATGATTCACTAACACCTTCAGATATTATTTTTTTAATTGTAACCGATTCATCAAGTTTTGTTTTAACTCGCATGGTATACATTTTATTTACAAACTTCCAATTAATGACTTTAAAAAAGTTTTTGACGTAATCGTCTCTTTTGTTTTTATATCTTAAATAATATGCGTGTTCCCACAAATCAAGACCCAAAAGTGGATAACCACCATTTCTAACAAGGTTCATAAGTGGATTATCTTGGTTAGGTGTTGTCATAATTTTCAAACCACCTGATTTGGTTAAGACCAACCATATCCATCCTGAACCAAAATTTCTTTTCGCCTTTTCGGTAAACTCTTGTTTAAATCCTAAAAAGTTATGGAAATCCTTTTTTATTCTATTGTAAATTTCACCAGTACATTTCTGTTCGGTTGGTGATAACATTTTCCAAAATAGGGCGTGATTAAAGGCTCCTCCGGCATTATTTCTAATTGTTTTATTATACTTACCGATTGATTTAATTATTTCTTCTAACTCGACATCACCGTAATCTTTTTTACTTAATGCGTCATTTAATTTGTCTACATACGTTTTGTAATGTCCGTTGTAGTGATAAGACATTGTCTCTGGGTCGATGAATTGTTTTAATGCTGAATAGGAATATGGTAGTTTCTCAATCCCTATTTTTTTCATTTCATTTATAAACAATTTTTCATTTTCCTTTGTCTCTATTTCTTTTATTTGGTTGGCTATTTTTTCTACTTTCTCTTGAAGTTTTTTCATTATAAAATTATATATTCTTTATCATAAATATCCTTTGAATTTGAATTATTCATGACCATTGATTGAATTGAGTATTAGTTCAGCGATACTACCCCTATCCAAGTTGTCCCCCATTACGGTTTCAAATATCCCTTTTTTCCTAATTAAGATGTCATATATTGCACCTTCAATAGTATTTTCGAATAAGGGATAATAAACTAAAACACTATTTTTTTGACCATAACGGTATGCTCTATCCTCGGCTTGTGAGTGGTCCGATGGAACAAAAGATAAGTCATTAAATATTACAACCTCAGCAGATGTTAAGGTAATACCAACTCCCGCTGCCTTTATATTACCACAAAACACTTTAACCTTATCGTTATCTTGAAAATCATCCACGGCCTTTTGTCTTGCGGGTTTTGAGGTTGAACCATCCAAGTACACAGACATCTTACCGAAGTGTTCATGAATTCTTTTTAATGGTTCCGTGAAGTTCGAAAATATAATAACTTTCTTACCCTGCTCTAAAATATTTTCTGCAAGTTCGATTGTTTGAGAAATTTTTTCTTCGGCAATCACTTGTCTTACTTTCATCAATTTTGAAAACTGAATCGTTAGTGATGATGACTCTTCTTTATTATTTCTAAACCAATCAAAATACTCACCCATAAGATTTTCATATTCTTTTGATTTTAACCTCAAATAAATAGGACTAATAATCTTTTCAGGTAAATCTAACACATCAGTCTTTAATCTACGTAGTATTTGTTTTGAAGTTCTTTCACGCAGTTCATCCAAATTAGAAGCACCATTTACGTTCCATACTTTTCTTTGACCCGCTCTAAATTGATACCCCTCACAAAAACGAATCACATACGCCATCCAATTCTGAGATACAGGAGACTCAACCAAAGACAATAAGTTATAGTAATCAATTGGACGAGATGTAATAGGAGTTCCAGTTAACAACCACAGTCTATTAATATTCTTAACAAAATGATTTATTAGTTTGGTTCTTTGTGCTTGTGAATTTTTAAGGTAATGGGCTTCGTCAATAATAACTAAATCAAACTTAGAATTAAGAATTTGTGATGTTTCTTTATTTTTAATATCGTGAAAGTTTTTAATAATATCGTAATTAACAATAACAAAATGGTGGTCTGATGAGAAATTCTTACCCTCACATATATAAATTGACTTATCCGTGTAGTTCTCAATTTCTCTTGACCAATTTATTTTAAGTGATGCGGGACAAATAATTAATACCTTTTTTGCTCCTGACTCTAACGCCGCGATAATAGTTGAAGTCGTCTTACCCAACCCCATATCATCCGCTAAAATAAATCTTTTACTTCCAGCTAATTTCTCAATCGCTTCTTTTTGATGTGAAAGAGGAGGTCTGTGACTATACTTTGAATAATCAATATCAACTTTTTCTACTGTGTGAGTTTTAATCAAAGCCCCTTTAGGAACCCAAAAGTCACTTAAATGTTCAGACTCAAAAAACTTTCCCCAAATATGATAAGATTTTTCTTTTTCTATTAACAGTTTTTCTACGTAGATTTTATTAGGGACCTCACGAAACAATTTTTCATCCGCAAACTTTCTTGCAAAATAAGGGTCTAACTCAACCCACTTTTTAGCAACCTTTGGTTTTTCATTATGGTATGTGATTATATAGTCAGACTGTGTTCTTGTAGGAAAGAACTTTTTATTAACTAAAGATTGTTGTTTTAATCTTAATATAAAATTATTACCACCATTGTAAGACGATAAAATATCAATCGCCTTTTGTTCTATTGAGAATACGTTTTCCAAAAAAAATGTTTTATAACTAAAAATAAGTGAACAACAAATATTTATCAATATTATGGCTAAGAAAGTCCCAATTACGAGATTAGGTAAATTTTTTGGTTCTGAAGACTACGATTTGGACATCGATATGGGTTCAGAGTGGTTAGAGGGAGATATGAATTTTACTTTGGTATTATATCGTGTCAACAGAATCAAAACAAAAAAAGACGATGTCTATGGTGAAACAACCAAAGACGGAGTTCAGTTTGACCCGCCAATAGAATTTAAAGGTTATGTGCAAGTTGCCGCCCCGACAAATAAGACTTACGGTAATTCTAAAATTGAACAAACCGAACCAGGTAATCTTAAAGTATCCGTGTACTCAAAACATTTAGAAGAGTTGGATGTAGACATTGCATTTGGTGATTATATAGGATATTATGAATCAGAAACAAGAGTTAGATATTATTCAGTAATAGATGATGGTCGTGTTGTTTCAGATAACAAACATACTTATGCTGGATACAAACCTTTTTACAGAACAATAACCGCAGCCCCTGTAACGGATAACGAATTTAGAGGATTATAAGATGGGATTCCCAAAAAAAATTAAAAAAAACATACCACTTAATTATCCAAAAACTTTATTCCCGAGAAGAGAAGAGTTGGTAGATAAAATTAATCAAGATGGTACATTCTTACCTAAATCAATATTACATGCCGATTTAGATAGGGGGTTTATGGATTTTGTTAGGGACGAACTTAAACTAGTTGTCGATGGAACATTAGTTCCTGTTGTGGATATAATTATAACAACACAAAATTGGGCACAATTCACCGAAACTTGGAACTTTGTAGACCTAGATTTCAACGTAAAACCACCGTTTATAACAACAGTAAGAACTCCTGAAGTTAAGTTTGGAACAAACCCTGCTTTAATATATAACATACCAAATAGAAGACAATATTTTTATGCGACAGTACCAACTTGGGACGGTAAACAATTAGGTGCCGACGTATATAAAATACCTCAACCGATACCTGTTGACATTACATACCAAGTAAAAATTGTTTGTAATAGAATGAGGGAGTTAAATAGTTTTAATCAAAAAGTACTTGGAAAATTTGCATCGAGACAGGCATATGCAACAATCAAAGGACACTATATACCTATCATATGGAATAACATTAGTGATGAATCAGTAATGGATTTAGACAAAAGAAAGTACTACGTCCAAAGTTATGAATTTATAATGTTAGGATTTTTAATTGATGAGGAAGAATTTACCGTAAGCCCTGCAGTGAATAGGTTTATACAAGTGTTCGAAACAGATGGTGGTGTGATTACCAAAAAAACTAACGGTAGTAATGAGCCTCAAGAAAGCAGACAAATTGTTTTAGATTTTCCATCAGGAACTACCGAAGTTGTGAGAACATTTAACTTAACTGATTCTTTATCATTAATAAACACGACCAATTTGTTATCTTTTGATGTTTATATTGATAATGATTACTACGGTTCAGATTTAACAACTATTCAGATAAGCACTAATGATAATGTTAAGTTTATAATAACAAAATCTGACAATACTTTGGAATCAACTATTACCTTTGAATCACTCAATAATAGTTAGTTTTCCCCATATATATCTTTCTTGTCTACACACTTTTCACGAATTAAAGTTTCTAAAAAACGATAAATTTTTATCCCTCTTTTTTCACAATACTTCTTTAAGATGTCGTGAACTTCTTTAGAAATCTTTAAATTTTTTACTTCCGAGTCTTTAGAATCCATAAGATAAAAAAGGTAGAAAATAATCTACCTAATTTATAAATATTTTGTAAAGAGTAAAGTTTTTGGTTTTTTCTATAATATTTATTGAGAAAATAATAAATCTTAAAAAACTCAAAAAAAATGGCAAACAGTAAAGTTTTCGTTTCTCCTGGGGTTTACACATCTGAAGTTGATTTATCATTCGTCGCTTCTAGTGTTGGTGTGACTACATTGGGTATTGTTGGTGAGACTTTAAAAGGTCCCGCTTTCGAACCAATCTTCATCAAGAACTATGACGAATTTCAAACAATATTCGGTGGTACTTCTCCAGAAAAATTTGTGAACACACAAATTCCTAAATATGAGGCAGCGTATATCGCTAAATCATATTTACAACAATCAAATCAATTATTCGTATCGAGAATTCTTGGTTTATCAGGTTATGATGCGGGTCCATCATGGTCTATAAAAACAGTTGCAAATGTTGATGCAACAACAATTGGCATAAACGGTAGTCAGACTAATGCCTCAACAATAACCTTTAGTGCTATAGGTGCAACATCATCTACAACTATCACAGATTATACGTTTGACTTTGATGATTTAACGATTGCTAGTATAACCAATATTTTGGATATCTCTTATCGAAAAACAGATGGTTCAACTTCAACACCAAGGGCTGACATAAAAGATTTACTTTCTGACTTATTACAGTACAAATTTACAAATTCAGTAAGTCAAAATATCCCACTTATCGGATATTGGGGGTCAATAACTGACTCAATATATAATGCAAATTCTCCAACATTCACAGGAGAAACCAATTATTTTGGTGTTCCAAGTATTCCACTTTCAGAAAATACTCTAAGTGGTAGTGACAATGACCCTTGGTATTATGCAACTTTCACTAATTCTAATGGAACATATGCAGGGTTTTCTTTTTACATTGTACAAACACCAGGTGCTTCAGGTCAATTTTCTGACCAAGGAAACCTTTGGTTAGGGGCTATTGATGTTTATATACAACCTTTTTCCGGAACATCTTATTCCGATTACGATAATTTAGTTGTAGGTACTTTACGTTCAAGAGGTAAAGCGGCGTATATTTCTGACAATGGACCTGTTTATGAAGTGTCCGCTATAACAAATGTAAATATGGTTTGCTCAGGTTCATATTCAGGAGTATCATCTAACCCATATTCTACTTTCAAAATCTCAGGTCTTACAAGAACAAATCAAACATTCCAATTCGAAACATCATTACAGAATTCTAATACTAATTACCTTCCAAAAGTTTTCGGAGTTTCTAACTTTGATAAACCAAGAACAGAAGTTCCATTATTCGTAGAAGAAAGTTATTCAACCTTACTTAACTACGCATATAATAAAGGATATATTAGAGGATTGAATTGTAATTTAATTCCTTTGAGTTCTTCAAGAAGCGGGTCTACGTTATCAATCTCCAATTATTTGGAACAATATCAGACTCCCGAAACACCTTGGGTGGTATCTGAATTACGAGGTGATACAGTATTTAGACTATTCAAACTTATAACAATTTCTGATGGTACATCCGCAAATAGAGAAATCAAAATCTCTTTAGCGAACATGTCATTTGTTAGTAATACATTCGATGTCTTAGTTAGAGATTATTACGATTCAGACCAAAATCCTGCAGTGATTGAAAAATTCACTCAATGTTCGATGAATCCGAATCTTAATAATTTTGTTGCAAAAAGAATTGGTTCTAAAAATGGTGAATATTCATTAGTTTCTAAATTTATTATGGTTGAAATGAATGATGATGCACCTGTAGATTCACTACCATGTGGATTCGAAGGTTACACAATGAGAACATATAGTGGTTACACAGTAAATAAACCACCATTTGTTATCTATAAAACAAAATATGAAGACCCTGGTACTACAATATTTGAACCACCATTTAACACACCAATCGGTGCAGGAATTTCTTTAACTACTAACGGTGATAACGTTAGAAGAACATATTTAGGTATTTCTGATAGAGTAGGATTTGATGGTGATTTCTTTGATTATAAAGGAAAAATAAATGCAGGTAACTTATGTATCGAAGCAACTCAAGATGGTTGGGATTATAAAATTAGAGGATTCCATATGGATAGAGAGGCAAGTGCGATTACAATCTCTAATTCTTATCTAACAAGTGGTACTTCAGAATTCTTCGTTGGAGACGGAACCTTCCAAGCAGAACCAGAAAGTGCGGATAATCCATATTTCAGAACATTTGCAAGAAAATTCACATTATTACCTGCAGGTGGTTTTGATGGATGGGATATTTACAGTGAATCAAGAACAAATACCGATAGATTTATTTTAGGTGGCACAGGATATAGAAAAGGGGCTTGTCCTAACTCTAGATACCCATCGGCTACAGGTCAAGGTATGTTTAAACAAGTCACAATTGACCAAAACACAGTTGATTACGCTAACACTGACTATTACGCATATTTGTTGGGTATGGAAAGTATGTCAAATCCTGAGTCTATTAATATTAATGTGTTTGTAACTCCGGGTATTGACTATCATAATAACGCTCTTTTAGTTAACAAAGCAATTAACATCGTAGAATTTGATAGAGCGGACTCGATTTATCTTGTAACAACTCCTGACTGGGAAATGTTTACACCTAACACAAATGATTCTGCGGAACAAATATTACCACAATCTGCGGTAGATAACCTGATTAATTCAAATATCGATTCGAATTATACGGCAACTTACTACCCTTGGGTATTAACAAGAGATACTGTAAATAATACACAGATTTATCTTCCACCAACTGCAGAGGTTACAAGAAACTTGGCACTTACAGATAATGTTGCATTCCCTTGGTTCGCAACTGCAGGTTATACAAGAGGTCTTGTTAATTCAGTTAAAGCAAGAAAGAAACTTTCACAAGAAGATAGAGATGTCCTTTACGAAGGAAGAATCAATCCAATTGCAACTTTCTCAGATGTTGGAACTGTGATTTGGGGTAATAAAACTTTACAAATCGCTCAATCGGCACTTGATAGAATCAACGTAAGAAGATTGTTATTACAAGCACGTAAGTTAATTTCAGCGGTTTCTGTAAGATTACTATTCGAACAAAACGACGATATCGTAAGACAACAATTCTTGGATTCGGTTAATCCAATCTTGGATTCAATCAGAAGAGATAGAGGTCTTTATGATTTCAGAGTAACTGTTAGAAATACACCTGAAGACTTGGATAATAATAGACTTGTCGGTTCAATTTATATTAAACCAACAAGAGCATTAGAATTCATTGACATAACATTCTACATCACTCCAACAGGAGCATCATTTGAAAATATCTAACACATGAACAATAAAAAAACCAAAACTCAAATAAAAGAGTCCAAACCGAAACAAATAGTTATAAGTGAGGCTCAATTAGAGAGGTTGATTCAAAAATTGTCAAAATGATTAAAAAAGGGATATATAAAAGACCGGCTTCCGTATCCGAAGGGATTACGGAGGCTGGAACTCCCGACATGAAGTATTATGCTTTTGATTGGGATGATAATATTATGAACATGCCAACAAAAATTATCTTGAAAACCGATGACGGTGAAGAAGTTGGAATGTCAACTGAGGATTTTGCACATCATAGAACTATGATAGGTAAAGAAGACTTTCAATATGAGGGTGATACAATCGTAGGTTATGCGGATAACGCTTTTAGAAACTTCGTAGTTTCGGGAGATAAGAAATTTATAATAGATTCAATTACAGCGCCTACCGGTCCTGCTTGGTCTGATTTCGTTGAAGCAATTAATAACGGTTCAATATTTGCAATTATCACTGCAAGAGGTCATACACCGTCTGTTTTAAGAGAGGCTTGTTATAATCTTATATTATCGAACAGAGATGGAATATCCTTCACAGAACTTATTAGAAATCTTGAAAAGTATAGAGATATTGCAGGATTCGAAGGAAACCAAGATAAAATGGAAATACTAAACGAGTATCTTGATTTATGTAGATTTTATCCTGTGGCGTATGGTGAAGGTTCATCAATTAGTCCCGAAGAAGGAAAAATAAATGCAATGAAAGAATTTATGTCTTATATAAAAGAAGTCTCAAACTCAATTGGAAAAAAGGCTTTCTTAAAAAACGACGTAAGTAATAATTTCATACCCCAACCAACTTTAGGTTTTTCAGATGATGATATTAGAAATGTCGAAACTATGAAAAAACATTTTGAAAACGAACCTGATAACATTCTACAAACCTACTCAACTGCAGGAGGAATTAAAAGAAAATATTAAAAAAAATAAACTTGATAATATTTATCATAAAAAAATAAACTGAACTAAAAAATTAAATAAAATGGCTGATTTACTAATGAAAATGCCGATACCGTATGAACCTAAAAGACAGAATAGGTTTATCTTGAGATTTCCATCAAGTTTGGGTATCAACGAATGGTTTGTGGAAAGTGCAAAAAGACCATCAATAAAAATTGCTGCGACCGAGATTCAATTTCTAAATACTTCAACATACGTTGCAGGTAGATTCAATTGGGACGAAATCGGCGTTAAATTCCGTTA